ATGCCTTCAAAGCGGGAACACGGTGACCTTCACCCTCCCGCATGACATCGCTAGTATGAAAGGTCATACTGGTTATGTGAGGCTGGATGAAATTGGCGAGCCTGTTCCGCAGGAACCAGAACCAATGCGCGACGACATTGCGTTTGCGCCAATCATTCGCAAGCGCGGCAGGCCCAGAAAGGTTTTCTGATGAGTACGTTCAATACTGATCCCAATGGCGTTGGTGCTGTTATTGGCATTGGAACCACCCAGTGCTTTACCGTCACTACTTCCAGCGTGCAATCGACTGCGTTTGGTGCAAACACCACCATAATTCGGCTTGCATGTGCTCAAGGTCATTGCCACTTCGCAATTGGGGCGAACCCGACTGCAAGCCTTACGACCAGCCCAATCCTGCCGGTCAACGACACCGAGTACATCAAAGTTCTTCCCGGACAAAAGATTGCCGTCATCAAGGATGCGGCTATCACGACCTCCACTGTCTCTGTCACCGAGTTGACTTAAAGGATCTAGTCTGATGGCTTCCAAGAAATTCGTTCCGTGCCCCGGCTGCAAGACCCCTAGCAAGTGCATGGCGGCTGGCAAGTGTCTTGCAAAGAGCAAGAAAAGTGCCTACTAAGCCGGGGCTGTACGCCAACATCAACGCCAAGCAGGAGCGCATCAAGGCTGGATCGGGCGAGCGTATGCGTAAGCCTGGGGCCAAGGGCGCACCGACTGCGGCAGCGTTCAAGCAATCTGCAAAGACCGCCAAGAAGGCAAAGTGATGAGCAAAACCGCCACGCACTATCTGTCTAATGGCAAAGCTTACAAAGGCCCGGTTCACAAAGCAGGCAAGGTTTTAATGACAGGCGCAAAGCATACGGCCAAAAGCCGGAACCTTGCTCACACGCCACCTAAGACGGCGAAGAAGTGAAAACACCAGCTTGGAGCAGGAAAGAAGGCAAGAACCCTGCTGGCGGATTGAACGCCAAAGGTCGGGCGTCGTATAATGCTGAAACGGGCGGCGATCTCAAGGCCCCCGTAAAGTCCGGAGATAACCCGCGCAGGGCCTCGTTTTTGGCAAGAATGGGGAATATGGCAGGGCCGGAACGCAAAGAGGGCAAGCCTACAAGGCTGCTGCTATCTTTAAACGCTTGGGGCGCATCTAGTAAGGATGACGCCAAGGCCAAGGCAAAAGCCATTTCCACAAGGAACAAAACAAAAGCAAAATAAGCCTTCTGATCGGAGCTTTAGCGCATGAGCGCAACTTACCTGCAAATGGTCAATGACGTACTGGCAAGGCTCCGCGTTCAGCAAGTTGGTTCGGTGTCAGACACCGACTACTCGATGCTGATCGGAAAGTTTGTCAACGATGGCAAGCGTCAGGTTGAGGACGCCTTTGACTGGAACGTGCTGCGCCAGACGGTGATTGTCACCACGGCTTCTAGCGTGTCGTCCTACTCGCTGGTTGGATCTGGGCAGAAGTTCCGCGAACTGAGCGTGATTAACACGTTCGGACATTTTCCAATGCGAAACTTGTCCTATGATGCAATGCAAGAGTATTTGAACTCTGGCGTGCCAGCATCACAATCGTCGCCCGTCTATTACACCTACAACGGCTACGATGTGAACTACGACACCAAGGTTGACATGTATCCGGTGCCTGACGCCGCCTATACGCTGCGCTTCAACCTTGTGATCCCCCAGGCGCTGCTTGCAAACGACTCGACGGTTGTGTTGGTGCCGGAGGAGGTTGTCCAGCAGAACGCCTTTGCTCGCGCTATTGTCGAGCGCGGTGAAGATGGCGGGTTGAACAGTTCGGAGGCGTACCAGTTGTACCGCACGATGCTGTCTGACTACATCGCGCTGGAAAGCACGCGGTATCCCGAAAACAGCATGTTCATCAGCGTCTGACGATGGCATCGCCTATCGCAACCGCTCAGGTCAGTGCGCCAGGATTCTTTGGCCTGAACACCCAAGACTCGCCGCTCGACTTGCAGGCGGGTTTTGCGCTGGTTGCAACCAACTGCATCATCGACCAGTACGGTCGCATAGGCTCGCGCAAGGGCTGGAGCATTGTCAACGCATCCTTTGACCTGTTGCTGGAGGACGGAGATTTTGTGCTGCTGGAAGACAGTGGCGCTTCAACGTCTCTCATGGCGACCGAGGCAGGCATAGACGCACTGAGCGCAAACGCCATTGGCGTTATCCATGAGCTTGTGCAGGCCGATGGCACGCTGACCATTCTGGTGGCGGGCAACAACCTGCTGTTCAAGCTGGACGGGTCAAACGTCTTGACGACCCTGACCTATGGCGGTGGCGGGACTGCGCCGACCATCACGGCGAACAACTGGATGTGCGCCTCCCTGAACGGGATAACGTACTTCTTCCAAACGGGCCATGACCCGCTGATCTTTGATCCGGCGGTCAGCACGACGACCTATCGGCGCGTGTCTGAAAAGACTGGATACGCGGGCACGGTGCAGCAGGCAAACATTGTCATATCAGCCTATGGTCGCCTCTGGGTGGCAAATACTGCCACTGACAAGAACACGCTGTACTTCTCCGACATCCTGGCGGGGCACATCTGGACTGGCGGCACTGCCGGATCGTTGAACATCGACCGCGTATGGCCTGGTGGCGCAGATGAGATCACCGGTCTAGCCGCGCACAACGGCTTCCTGTTCATCTTTGGCAAGCGACAGGTGTTGGTGTACGCCAATGCAACTACGCCTGCCTCAATCACTTTGAGCGACACTGTGGGTGGTATCGGGTGCGTTGCCAGAGACAGCGTACAAGTCACCAGTTCGGATGTGATCTTCCTGTCCAACAGTGGCGTGCGCTCGATGATGCGGACAATTCAAGAGAAGTCTGCGCCTGAGCGCGACTTGTCCAAAAACATCCGCAATGACTTGCAGGTAGTCATTGACGGCGAGAACCTTGCAACGCTCAAGTCTGTCTACTCGGAGAAGGAAGGTTTTTACCTTCTGACTGCGCCGGTAGCCAAGCAGGTGTTCTGTTTTGACTACAAGGCCATGCTTCCCAATGGCGCAGCGCGTGCAACGATTTGGAACTCGCTTGAGCCTACGGCGCTGCTCTCGCGGCGCAACGGAGACTTGTTGCTTGGCAAAGTTGGATACCTTGCCAAGTACACTGGCTACCAGGACAACAGCGATCCTTACCGGATGCAGTATTACACCAACCATGCGGACTTGGGCGCAGTCAACCAGACCAGCATCCTGAAGCGAATTTCTGCGGTGGTGGTCGGCGGCTCAAACCAAATCTTCACGTTCAAGTGGGGTTTTGACTTTGAGGCCAACTACATCTCGCAGAACATCTCGATTCCGGTTCAAGGCATCAGCGAATATGGAATCGCAGAGTATGGCATTAACGAATATTCGCTTGGTGTCGCGTTGCAGAACCTGAGCGTCCCGGCGAGCGGCGCAGGCAAGATCGTGCAGACCGGTTACGAGACGAACATCAACGGTTCGCCAATCTCGATTCAGAAGATTGAAGTTCAGTACAAGGACGGAAACGTCATATGAGCAACTACACCAAAGCAACCAACTTTGCTACCAAAGATACGTTGTCATCTGGCAATGCGCTCAAGGTTGTTCGCGGTACTGAAATTGATACCGAGTTCAACAGCATTGCTACGGCGATTACCAGCAAAGCTGACAGCATCAGCCCGACGTTCACCGGGACGGTGACGATTCCGACATTGGCGCTGACTAACGATCTTTCCATTACTGATGGAGGAACTGGCGCTTCTACGGCAGCAGGGGCGGCAACCAATCTTGCTACTGAGTTTGGAAAGTTGTTGTATCCGATTGGGTCGATCTACATCAATGCTACGAATAACACCAACCCTGGCACGTTGCTTGGTTTTGGTACTTGGGCCGCATTTGGTGCCGGTCTAGTACCTGTTGGTTTCGATGCTGGAAATGCACTTTTTGATACCGCCGAAGAAACGGGCGGCTCTGCAAATGCAATTGTTGTTAGCCACACCCACACAGCTACGGTCACTGATCCGGGCCATGCTCATACCATTCTTCCATTGGCATCAGTTGGTGGAGGTGGAAATGCGGCCAATACAACGACATCTAGTTTGACCCCTGTCACCTCAACTTCGTCTGCGGTGACTGGCATTAGCGTTTCAAACAGCACCGAAGGGTCGTCTGGAACCAATGCTAATTACCAGCCGTACATAACCGTGTACATGTGGAAGCGAACTGCTTAACAATTTATGTCCTCCGCAAAAACACCCGTCATTGAGCATGAGCATTACACCGTCTATGTGGAGCATGCGAGCGGAATGCGCTTCATTCACATGGATGTGTTCAAGTGGAGCCAGGCGATCAAGAAGGCGTTCACGAAGGACTGGAATGAGTGGGCTGGTCAGCAGAAAGATGTCCTGTTTGCCATGCCATTCATAGACAACGAAAAGATGCAAAAATGGGCAGTCATTTGCGGGTTTGAAGTTGCGGAAAACCATGTCTGCATGGATGGCGTGATCCGCAAGCTGTATATCTGGGAGGTTGATCATGGGTGAAATTGTCGGGCCGATTCTTGGTTACTCTGGCGCAAGAAAACAGGCTAACGCAATGGAAGACGCCGCCAGAACATCTGCCGACGCTCAACGCGATGCGGCAAGGATTGCCGCTGAAGAAGCCCGCTTTCGGCCCATTGGCGTCACCACGCGATTTGGTTCTTCCCAGTTTGGATACGGCCCGGACGGTCGAGTCAACAGCGCGGGCTACACGGTCGATCCGCAACTTCGCGCCTACCAAGATCGCCTCATGGGCGCGGCTGGTCAGGGGCTTGGCAGTGTCGAGGCCGCGCCAGGAGCCTATGGCCCACTAACCGGCGGCGCGCAACGCCTCTTTGATCTCGGCAGTCAATACGTTGCTCAGTCGCCGGAAGATGTTGCAGCGCGCTACATCCAGCAGCAACAGAACCTTCTTGCCCCGTCGCGTGAGCGGCAGTTTGCCCAACTCCAGAACCAACTGTTCAACACCGGTCGAGGCGGACTGGCGGTCGGTGCGACCGGCATGCGTCCCGGTGGCGGTGCTGGCTTGGGCGCAGCCAACCCTGAAATGGAAGCCTACTACAACGCACTGGCGCAGCAGGATGCGGCTCTAGCGGCTCAGGGGATGCAGGAAGGGCAGCGTCAGACGGCGTTTGGAGCGGGTCTGTTCGGCACTGGTGCTGGGCTACTAAACAACTACAACCAAGGGCTTGTGGGCAGCTATGCGCCGTTCCTGACGGGTCTAGGGGCTGCTGGGCAGGTTGAGCAGTTGGGCATGGAACCACTGACTCTTGGATCGGCTTTGGGCGGGCGTATTGCAAATCCTACGGGGGCCAATGCGCTATTCCAAGGCGGAATCGGGGCGGCTCAAGCAATTCAGCGTGCAAATAGCTCAAGCCCGATGGGTGGGTTGCTGTCGGGTTATGGCGAAGATATCCGCAGGGGAGGTTTTGGCAGCGGCACTCTTGGCATGTATGGCAACTCAATAGCGCCTGTCGCGCAGTATGGGGCTAGCAACGTCTACGGTGGATTTGGGCAAGGGCAGGTCCCGATGGCTCCACCTCCTGGAAGTTTTAGCGAGCCTTTTTTTGGGGCTGAAAATGTTGTTGCTTTTGGAGGCTAACCATGGCTGAAAGTCAAATTGCCGGGTTGTTTATGACGCCCGAAATGTACCAGCGCCAGCAGATGCAGGCTGACCGCCAGCGTGCGATGCAATACGCGCAACTGGCTCCTGAGCAGCGTGCGGCCATGGGCTTCTTCTCTGCTGGTCAAGGTCTTGGTCAGGCAACAAGAAGCCTTCTCGGCGCTCAAGACCCGCAACTGCAACGCATCACCGAGCAGCAGCAAATGCTGCAAGGGCTGGATGTGTCTAACCCTGAGTCGCTGATGGAAGCCGCCAGACGAGCTTCGCAGGCCGGGAATACGCCGTTGGCGATGCAGTTGGCGCAGCAAGCCAACCAAGCCAATCAGATAAGGGATGTCGCAGAACAGAGGCGGTATCAACTGGCTCAATTGCAGGAGCAAGAGCGTCAGAGGCGCGCTGCTGCGGCGGCGCAACGTGTTGGGCAGGGCGCAATCCAGATGTCTCCTGCGATGATCCAAGGGCTTCCGGTGTCGGAGTCGATGCCTCTGCGCGACGACGAAGGCAATCTGATGCCGGGCGCAAAAGAAAGCGCTCTGAGTTTGAACATTGATGCCGTTGCTCCAATACTGGCGACAATGGGGCCAGCAGGAGCGGCTGCGCTCAAAGGGCTTGTTGACGCACGCAATGCAATGCTTCCGAAAACACAAGTTGTTCCACGGGATGCAAGACTTGTTGATCCGCAAACCGGAAGGGAACTTGTTGCGGCGCTCCCCAAGGCGGAACAAGAAAGACAGACCGAGTTTGTGAAAAACTTGATTGCCGAAGGATTGGAGCCAGGAAGTCCAGCGTTTCAGGCAAGAGTGCGCGAATTCAATCTGGCAAAAGTCACCGGAACGTCTAGAGGAACCGGCAATGTGTCTATCGGCAGCATTGGCGGCAACATTGTTCCTGATCGTGGAGCCGCAGGAAGGGCTGCTGGAACAGAGATTGGCAAAGCAGTAGCAGGCATTGAAATCCAATTTAACTTGCAAACTGCAATTGGCGATGCGCTTGGACTACTTAACAAAGGAATCTATGCTGGCGCATTTGGGCCTGAACAAACTTTGGCTGCAAAATATGCTGGCCTTGGCAACGCGCAAAAAGTTGAGAACACTGAAGTGTTCTTGTCGAACATTGGCGAGATTGTCATCCCAAGGCTTCAGCAATTTGGAGGCAATGACTCCAATGAGGAATTGAGGTACTTGCAAAAAGTTGTTGCTGGCGATCAGCGCCTTGAACCTGGAGCAATGAGACGGATTCTCCGCAGCGCAGAACTAAAGATTCAAAACAACATCAAGCGTTTGCAAACGCAAGCCAAAGGCGAGTTGCCGACCGGGCCAATGGATCAACCGCTTGCTGGCGCATCTACGCCAAGACCGACTCAGAGATTCAATCCTGTGACCAGAAAATTAGAAAACATTTCTGGAGTGAACTGACATGCCAAGATACATCCAAGTTGGAGAAGAGGTTGTTGAGTTCCCCGATGGCATGACAGATGCTCAGATTGAGCGGGCGCTTGCTTCGCCGTCTACTGCTGTGCCGCCGTCGTCTGGTTTCCGCATGGGGTTGAAAGACCCCATTACGGCGGGCGCTCAATTGCTTCCTCGCGCACTCGCTGGAGTGACCTCTGCTTTTGGGACGGTTCCCAATCCTGTCAGCCGCTTCTTCTCCAACGAAGCGCAACGGGTCGATGAGATGGCTCGCGCAGAAGAAGATGCGTACCAGCAGCAGCGAGCAGGACAAGGCAGTGAAGGCTTTGACTTTTCTCGCTTGGCTGGCAACGTACTCAACCCGGCTTCTATTGCGCCCGCCGTAAGGGCGGCATCACTTGCTAGAGGTGCCGGGGCTGGAAAAACGCTGCAAGCCGTTGCTGGTGGTGCTGCTGGCGCTGCAATGCAGCCAGTAACCGCTGAAGAAGGTTTTGAAGGCGAGAAGGCAAAGCAAGTTGCAATCGGCGCAGTGGCAGGCCCAATTGGCGAGCGCGTTGTTGCTGGCGCTGGCCGCGTTCTGAATCCTTTGGTGTCGAAGGCAGAACAGACCATGCGCGACCTTGGAATCAGACCAACGACCGGACAAGTTCTTGGTGGACAGTTCAAGAACATGGAGGACTTCGCCCAGAACCTTCCGCTTATTGGATCTGCTATCACTAACGCAAGGCAACGCACCTTGTTTGACTTCAACAAGGGCGTAATCAATGATTCACTGCGAAGAATAGGTCAAAGACTGCCAGCAGATGTTGTTGGGCGAGATGCCATTGCCCACGCAACAGACGTTGTATCAAAATCATACGACGACGTTCTGGCACGCATGCAGTTTTCTGTGGATCAAGCAACAAAGAACAGGATCATCAACTCTGCTTTTGGAACGGGCAACCTTTCGACGGCTCAAGGTGATGCTGTTGAAGAAGCGCTTGAGAGGATTGTCTTTAGCAAACTTGCTGGAAGAAAGACGACTCCAGGCACAGAATTCAAAGGAATCGAATCAGACCTTGGCAAAATGGCTGTTAACTATTCCAATAGCGCAACAGCCGCTGAACGTGAAATCGGACAATCCTTGAGTGCCGCGCTCAAACAAACTAGGCAAGAGCTTCGCTCTCAGAACCCAAGTCTGACGCCGCGTCTTCGCAGGATTGACAACGCATACGGCAAGTTGAATGTCGTCAAAATTGCCGCAGCAAACTCTGGCGCTGAAAACGGAGTCTTTACGCCGACTCAGTTTAGTCAAGCTGTCAGGCAAGCAGATATAACAAGGAAAAAGTCTGCGTTCGCACAAGGCAAAGCTAGAAGCCAAACAATCTCAGATGCCGCAAGAGAAGTTCTTGGTGACGAATCCAGAACGTCTCTTGAAGGCAGGATTCTGGCTTCTGCCGCTGGCGGATATGGGCTTTTGTCTCAGCCGCAGGTTGCAATACCAGCCGCAATGCTAACTCCTGCAATGTACTCGCGGACAGGCCAGTCAATCGTTGACGCCGCACTTCGCGCAAGGCCCAATGTTGTCAGGCAACTTGGCGGATTGTTGTCTGGCGTATCTCCGCAGATTGGTGCTGCAACGCTTCCAAACATCTTGAACGAATACAACCGCTCAGAGGCTTTGGGGGTTGTGCCTTGATCAAACAACCCACAATGGCGGAAGAGCAATGACCGACTACCAAAGCAAAGACCGGCGCATCCACCCGGTGCTGACCGACGAGATGATCGACGCTATTGCGGAACGTGCGGCCAAGCGCGTCCTCGATAACGTCTACCGAGAGGTCGGCAAAAGTCTGATGCACAAGTTCATGTGGGCGCTCGGCGTGTTGGGCGTGGCAATTGCCATGTGGCTGTCGGGCAAAGCGCCTAGCTAATGACACTGCACTTTTTGGAAGGGAACTCGCATGGCTGACCAGAAGATCTCACAACTAACTTCGCTGACTGGAGCAAACACTGCTTCCGGCGATTTGGTGACCATCGTTGACATCAGCGACTCTACGATGGGCGCGAGTGGCACCAACAAGAAGATGACGCTGACGGAGTTCCAGGCGTCGCCCGTGTCAGCGGGCACGGCCAACGGCGTTGTGTTCCTGAACGGCACCAAGGTTGAGACGAGCGGGTCTGCGCTGACGTTTGATGGGACGAATCTGGGTGTGGGGACGACAAGTCCTAATTCGCGCTTGACTGTTCAGCAAGCAAACAACACAGGCGATGGAATCAGACTGTTCGCCAATGGCAACGATTCGCAACTGATCACGCGATACCTCTTAAGCATCGACGCTTGGCAAGTAACTGCATCGTTTGCTTCAACTGGCGCATACAAGCCGATCACTTGGTGGACAAGTGACTTGCAACGCATGACTCTCGACGCTTCCGGCAACCTCGGCATTGGGACGACGAGTCCGGGGAATCGCCTTCATGTGCAAAGCTCTGGGGATATCTCTCGGTTTACCAACGGTACAGTTTCTCTGTACGGATACTCCGACAGTGCAGGTCTTGGCTGGTTTACTGGGGCTGGCGCAACAGGAACGGGCGTTTACTACAACAACACCAGCAGTTATCAGGCGCTGTATACAGGCGGCACCGAGCGCATGCGTCTCGACGCTTCCGGCAACCTCGGCATTGGGACGACGAGTCCGGCCACCGCTCTAGAAATCGCTCGCGGCGCAGCGGCAGCGGCGGGAGCTTCGTTCCGTGGAAACGGAAATTCTGCCGCCAATGAGTTTTTTGTCGGGCAAGGCGGCGCAGGAAACGGCTTCGTTTATCAACGGGCCAATTCTGACATTTCTTTTGGAACGAACAACACAACTCGGATGTTCATCGACGCCTTGGGTAACGTCGGGATAAACACCTTGATTTTTGGCACCAGCGCAGCAGGCGTCCTCTCCCTCGGCACCGGCACGGCACCCACGACCGGCCCAGCAGACACGGTGCAACTGTTCAGCGTTGACCGCACCGCAGGCAACACGATCCCGGCCGTCCGCTGCGAGGGTAGTGGCGTTACCAACGCAGGCATCACCAGCACCACCGTGACCAACAAGATCGCCGTGCAGGTCAACGGTACGATCTACTACCTCCTCGCCACCACCAGCGCCACCTAAGAGACCCCATGAAAGACATCACCCTCCCCATCGAACTCGCCAACGCGATCTTGCAATACCTCGGTCAGCAACCGTACCAAGAGGTCGCTCAACTGATTGCCGAGATGCAGAAGGCGGCGCAGGAGTCTGTCAAGCAAGACGAAGTCGAATGACGCCACACTTCAGCAAAGCCGAGTTGCAGTGCAAATGCGGCTGTGGCCTGGCACAGTTCCAGCCCGGCTTCCTCAACCATCTGGAAGCGTTACGCCTGGCTTACGGCCGGCCGATGGCAATCAGTAGCGCCTGCCGGTGCGCGGCTCACAATGCCAAGGTGTCGCCGCTGGCACCGCTCAGAAGCCTGCACATCGGGGACCACGAGACCCGACCGGGGCACCTCGGGGCCGCCGCGGTCGATGTCTTGATCACCAGTTCGGACAAAGGCGACCTGTTTGCAATCGCTTGGCGAAATGGGTGGTCGGTCGGATGGAACAGGAACTTCCTTCACCTCGACCGCCGAGTAAACATCGGCATGCCTCAAGTAACTTTCGAGTACTGACCATGAACCCACTTTTGATCCCGCCATTGCTCGAAGCCGGTCGGCCGCTGCTGGAAGCCGGTCGCGCACTCATCGACCGCATATTCCCAGATCCTGTCGCGCAGGCCGCAGAGCGCAGCCGGGCGCAACTCGAGCTGATGCAGATGGCGCAGGCAGACAACCTCGCGCAGATCGAGGTCAACAAAATCGAAGCGAGCACCGGCGACCGCTACATCGGCGGATGGCGACCGGGTGCCGGATGGGTCTGCGTGATCGGCCTCGCCTACACGTTCCTGGCGCAGCCGCTGCTGTCGTGGCTCGCGCTGGTGCAGGGCTGGCCGGTTCCGCCCGCCATTGACACCGAGGCGCTTATGATCCTGCTCGGCGGCATGCTCGGGCTATCGGGGCTGCGGACGGCTGAAAAGGTCAAGGGCGTAGCGGCAGGCTAAGCCCTGTCGCCGTTCTTCCGCATCATCATGGCGCTGGCATGCGTCTGGTGCATCATCTTCCAGCCATGCTCAAAAGTGCTGATCGTCTCTGACAGGAGTAGTGCGCCGATCAACCGATTTGGATAGGCCGAGTTGCACATGTTCTTAATGCTGCGGTCGGAGAAGTCAGCGCTCAGCTTGTCCTTGAGCGCAGACCGGCTAACATATGGCACGCCGTCGCGGACTTCAGCGCCCGACGACCACCACGCAGCCTCAAAGAGCTTGCGGTGTTCGTCCAGCTTGCCAGCGGGCTTTTTCTCCTTTCTCTCTACGGCTTCTGCCTGAACGATCACGGCAGAGGTGACCTGTTGATCGTCCTCATCCAGCCAACCTGGGAGTGCGACCTGCTGGAGTGCGACGTAGACCGGCTGCGCCAGTTCCGCGTCCTTGCTCTTGCGCTGGATGATCTCCATCGGGTTGTCGTGCTTGGCGGGGACGATGCTGATCTCGATGTCGAGCGCACCACGCCACGCTGAAGATCCACGGGCACGGTGCTGAGAATCCTCAGACACGCCTGTGTGATGCACCAGCACCACGGTGCAGGAGAACTCAGCCATGAGCGCATTGCAAGCGTCCAGCATCGTCTTAGCGTCCTGCGCGCTGTTCTCGTCGCCTGCCAGGAATCGGTGTAGCGTATCTACAACAATGACGGCGGGCGGCTCCGGCAGGCTGCGAACCTGCTCGACCACCTTCAGGTAGCCGACCGGCGTGTTCAGGTCGCATCCGTTCTTTGAGAGCCACATCGACAGCGGCCCGCACTGGTGATGGTGCTTCCACGCTGCCACCCGACCGCGCAGACCGTGGTGACCCTCACCAGCCAGATAGACCACGTTCCCCGGCTTGACCCGGTGGCCGCACCAACTTGCCTTGCCGGATGCCATGTGCAGGCACCAGTCCAGCACCACGAACGTCTTGCCGCCGCCAGAAGGTCCATGAACCATGACAAGCGCGTCAGATTGCAGCCAGTGCTTGACCATCCATGAGATCGGCGAAGGCTTGGCGCTGAACTCATCTGCCGGGATCAGCCAATCATCCTCAGAAGGGGCTAGCAGGCTTGCCAGATCGCCGCCAGAGGCGACGTAATCGTTGGCGTCACCCTCGGCAGGCGAAGAGACAACACGCGCTCCAAACTTCGCTGAAGCCTGCTCTGCGTACCTTTGTCCGACACCTGACGAATCGTTGTCTGCCACGATCACAATGTCCTGCTGCTGACCATGACGCTCGCGGATCACTCCGGTGACCGGAACCAGATTAGACGCGCTGTAGGCGACCACGCAGGGCCTGCCGGTGACTTGGTGGATCGTGGCGGCGGTGGCAAAGCCCTCGGCAATGTAGATCGTCCCAGGTTCATCGAAGGTGCCCAGAATCCAGTATTTGCCCCGCGTCTGAGCGCCAGGATGGTAGAGCTTGGTGCCGTCATGCCCGATGTACTGGAGGCTTGATAGTTCGCCATCCTCGCTGTAGAGCGGTACAACCAGCCGACCGTCGCCGGTCACCCGTGCGCCGTGCGTCTGGATGCCCTTGCGAGCCAGATACGGATGGTCAGGATGAGCGCCGCCCGCCTGCGACCAGATCATCTCGACCGTATCGGAAGCAACCTCATGCTGGCGCTCAAGAGCCGCATCGCGGGCGGCTTTGGCCTCGACCATGCGGCGAGCGTGCGCCATCTCCTCGCTTGCCGTCAGTTTGCGCCCGACATCTGCCCGCCAGGACGATTCAACGCCAGACCGCCAGCAGCCGAATCGACCGGCGGGAATGCCGTCGCCAAAGACCAGATACCAACCCGGCTTGTCATGCCCGCCGCTTCCCTTGGTGTCGGAGCGGAAGCGGTGGATCTTGCCGTCGAAGAATAGTTCATCCGGCGGGCGGATGCCTGCCTGAATCATCGCCTCGCGCAGTTGCGACTCGGGCGACTCGACAACCTTTGCAGGCGGCGGTGCCCAAGGCCCGCCAAAGATGTTGGATAGATCAGCCATGATTCGCCTTGTGCTTCAGTGCCGCCGTAATCTTCCTGTTCCGATACTCCGGATCAGTCGCTTGCCTGTGTGCATGATACTCGCGCCAATACGAAGCACGCGGCAAGTCGCTCAAAGGTTTAGGCGGCTTGGCGGTCGAGCTGTCCAGCAGTTGCTGAATTTCAGCAGCGACAATCACCGCAGCAACGTAGCGTTGTAGACCCCCGGCGCGCAGGCGACCACGTTTGCGACCGTCTGCGCTGGCGGGCTTAAGTCAATCTGATAGACCGCCCAGATGATTGCTATCTTGAACGCGATGACCGGCAACCAGCCGTGCTTGAGCAGCGCCGCGATGATCGGATTGCCCTCGACCAGTCCGACCTTTGAGATTCCAACGTAGGTCGTCGCCGTGTCGAGCACCTGGCAGGCCACGAAGGTCTCTTTGCTTGACGCCACTTCCTGAATCGTCGCGCAGCCGGTTAGGGTAAAGACTAGAGCGAGTGCTGCGAGTATGCGTTTCATAGCATGCCCCAGATCAGCAGCGAAACAAACGACAGCATGCAGGTTGCGATGATGCACTCGGCGGCTTTCATTTCGTCTCCCTCCCAATCTCAGCAGCAGCACGCACGATGGCTCGGCGGGTGGCGGCGTAGGGGTCGCCATTCTCAAAGATCGGCTGATCCAGCAGCACGCCGCCGACTGACTGCACGCACGCTTTGTCAGGCCAGATGCTTAAGTCAAGCCGCAACTTCACCGCCAGTCGCAGCGCATCGCCGTCGTCGGTGAGGGGATTCCAATACACCGGCTGGCCGTCAGGCTCACGGCGCACTACTCTGTCGCCAAGATTGTCTAGCACCAGCCCCGCCGCCTTCGCAGCGGCCTCCAGTAGTTCGCGGTCGGTCATTTCTCTCCCCTTGCTCGGATGTCTGCGGCGATGACAATCTCGCAGTGCCCGTCAACGTCATGGGCTGGCGTTGCATGTCGCAGTATTGCCTTACGCTCGGCCTCGACAGCAGCCTCAAGAAGCACGGCCAGCAGCGGCGGGATGTAGGGCCTGCCTCCGATACTAACCAGCGGATAGCCCACCTCATTTGCTATCCGGATGATCTCGTCGGGGTTCATTTCGTCTCCCTCCCAATCTCAGCAGCAGCACGCACGATTGCTCGGCGGGTGGCGGCTCCATAATCGCGCAAGTCGTTTTCCATGTGTCCGCAATCACCTCGTCCGACGGGCCAGCAGTTCACGCCGTGCGACTTGCGCCCCAGCTTCTCGGCATGCTCGATGTTGATCCGCAGCTTCACCGCCAGCCGCAGCGCATCGCCGTCGTCGGTGAGGGGATTCCAAAAGCCAGTCTTTGTGTCTAGTCCATTCGCATAGTCGCCTTTGTAAGACCCAATCCCCGCCGCTTTCGCAGCGGCCACCAGCAGTTCACGGTCGGTCATTTCTCTCCCCTTGCTCGGATGGCGTCGGCGCAAACACTGAGCCTAAATGCAGTTAATCGGAGGCAAGATACTTTGTCTTGACCTGATATAAAACAGGATAACTCGCATACGTTTGCTTCATTAATACACACCTCCGCGCACGCCTCACGCTCTGCCTCGGCAACAAGGGCGGCAAAGCGCCACAACGGCTCAAATCCTCGGTCATCAGTTGCGTATTCCCAGCCAGCTTCCTTTGCCAACGCTATCATCTCGTCGCGGGTCATTTCGGCTCCTTCAGTGCAGGCGGCGGGGGTGGAGGCGGGGCGTGAGCGGCGGAACACGGTAGCGTCGTCAGCCGCGTCAGTTCGGCCCCTACTTCGTCGCGATGGGCTTTGGATTGTTCAGCCCGTCTAACCATTCGCGCCAGTTCGGCACGCAGCCTCTCGACCTCTGCCCGTGCTTCGTCGAGTTCTTGTAGCGCAGCCAACTCGCGCGCCTGCGATTCGTGAAACGCAGCGCGCAGCCTCTCGACCTCGGCGCGGAGGTCTCGGTTCTGATCCCGCAACTCTTGCAACTCCGGCACCAGCGATTCGTAAAACGCCTCCCGCAGCCTCTCGACCTCGGCGCGGGCTTCGTCGCGCTCGGCAAACGCTTTCACAGACTCGGTTTCGAGGTCTTTGTTTAGGCGCTTGTGTGCCGTCAACTCCGCTCGCAGATCGCCCGTTGCCGACTCGACGGCGAGGCGCATGTAGTTCCTGACTTCGTTTTCGCCATAGGCGGGTGCCCATATTCCCGCCGCACGCCCAAGAGGCGGCAGCTTAATCGACTCGGTCATTTCGTCTCCTTCAGGGCGGCTTCGCATTTCCTGATTACGGCCATCTTCTGATCGTCGATGTAGTCGCGCTCTAACATCCACTTGGCTGTCTTCAACGCCTCCCGCAGCCTCTCAACCTCGGCCTGCAACTCGGCGGTGGCCTGCTCGACGGCATCGGTTGCATATTCCTCTGCTAGAAATCCATACCCAAGCTGGACGAGGGTGGCGGGTATAGGCGGCAGCTTGATCGACTCACTCATGTTTGCTCTCCTCCTCCATAGCCACGTCAATCGCCGCAGCAGCATCGTCGCCGAGGTAGAGTCCGTCCAGCGTCCAGCCTGCGTTCCGGCCGCACTTCTGGTGCCGCATTCTGTCGAGCATCCAGCGGCCTCGGCAAGCGTCTCGGCCATTGACGTTCGCTCGCTTGATGCCCTCTTGGGCAATGGCGTGCCAATAGTTCGCCACGGACAAGGCCTCCTCGACCTCGGCCCGGAGCAGCCTGTTCCCCTCTCGCAGCACCCGCAGCTCCGGCACCAGCGCCTCGCGGATTCGACCGCGCATTGTGATGATCCAGGCGTGGAGGGTCATTCGGCCACCCACGGCACATCTCGCCAAGTGCCGTTCACAGAAAAAACCGGGTCGTCTTTGTTGATCGCCCAATCCTTGCCATCCGGGTGCGCCCAGAACTGTTGCAGGACACGCACCTTCTTGGCTGTCGAGCTGGTTGCTGTCCGCTCGATGATTTCGTCGCGTGTGATGAATCGCAGGTGCAGCGTCGGTGTTGGGCTCATTTCGTTGGCTCCTTGGCGCGGTACATAAGCGCGCATCTGTTGTCGTCGTCCCTAAGCAGCATCCCGGTCGCACGATCCGCCACAATGCACCCCTCGTACTGGGCCTTGAGGGCGCGAATGGCCCACGCGCGGCCCATAACCTCGCATTCTTCCGCCACTTCCTTTATCACTTCTGCAATGGTGATCATTCCATTCCCCCATTCATCCTGCGCGCCTTCTCAGCGCGCTCGTAATCGTCCAGGCACTCGCGGTCGCAGAACCTCGAACCGCCATCCACCAGCTCGGCGCAGGAGTAGCACTGGCCGACTGCTGGCAGCGTTGCGTGTCTGCGCGAGAGGGCGCGATTCAAGTGCTGCTCGACGGTGAGGTCGGCGGCGTCGGCGTCATCCATTACTTGACTTACTCCTTGTCATGGTTGTCAAGCAACAGCCCGAGTTTGATGTAGTGCAGCACTTGACCGGCAATCGTGCGGCTGTCCTTCAACGCCTGCTCCCGCAGTTCAGTCTCGACATCAATCGGCAGGCGAAACGTCATGTATCGACTCTTGACCATATCTTTCCCTCATTGATTTCATGGAAGTCACTGATCGCAGCCTTTGCTGCTTCAGCACCTTTTCCCACGATACATACATGATTCACACTTTGCAAGTAGTTCATCCAATCTTTTTGCTCGGCACTGACCACGCCGCCCTTCTGGCGCTTCATCTCGATCCACAAGCCCCAGGCCGGGATGAACAGGTCAGGCACGCCAGCACTGACGCCCTCGGCCTTGAGCCTGCCAGCGGCCGAACGGCTACGCTGCCCGCCGTTAGGGATAGCGAAGATGCGAACGCCCCGGTACGTCTGCCGGAACCAGCGCACAAGCTCGCGCTGTTCTTCGTGTTCGGTGGGTAGGCGGTCGTCGGTCATGATGTCAAGATTCTCCATGCTGTTGCCGCCACTCGCGGAACTTGGCCGTTGCCAATGGCTTTAAGTCTGTCCATCCTAGCGGCCACCCCATTAGCCACTCGACCCACGGAGGGTTCAAAATCCCACCAACTTGAAGTTGATGAGAAAGCAGGACTTGCCTTCCTTGCGCCAATCGCTCCGACATGGTGTTGCTTGACCAATTGTTTGCATCCATCGCCATCGGGGTGCGAAACATCCGCACCGCCGCTGGAAGGCCGAGATTGGAGCTGCTGCCGTCCAGGTTCATCCTGCGAACTGACCCCGTGCTGGTTGTGTAATGCTCGCCATGCTTGCCCCGTCGCTCCAACTGCGGATCGCTTGCTGAAGGCGTCGGCCACAATCCAGATTCGTTCCCGCTTGTGCGGCGCGCCAACATCGGCTGCGCCCAACACCGTCCACCGGCAGTCATACCCGAGCGCGGCCAAGTCACTGAGGACTCGCCCAAGTCCCCGAGTAACGAGGGCTGGACTGTTCTCCACGAAGACGTAGCGGGGTCGAACTTCGCCAACGATGCGTGCCATTTCAGACCAGAGGCCGGATCGTGCGCCGTCAATGCCTGCGCCCTTTCCTGCGGCGCTGATGTCTTGGCATGGAAACCCGCCCGATACGACATCAACAATGCCTCGCCACGGTCGTCCGTCAAAGGTGCAAACGTCATCCCAAACCGGGAAAGGCGGGAGTACGCCGTCATTCTGTCTGGCGAGCAGTACGCTTGCTGCGTAGGGTTCTCGCTCAACGGCGCAGACGGTTCGCCATCCGAGCAGGTGTCCGCCGAGAATGCCTCCACCAGCGCCCGAGAATAGAGCCAACTCATTCATTGATCCCCCTGTTAACGCGCTTCATTCCCAACTCCTCTTCAACACTCGATAGAACTTCCCATCCAGCCGGTACTCGATGCTCTTTGGCGGGTTGGCTCGGAACAACTGCGTAGACAGGTACGACAGCCCCTCGGTGCCTTGCATGTTCGCCACCTCGGCCACAGCAGCACCAGACAATGAAGCGATCTTCAGCACTTGGCGCATCGCCTTGTCGCCGGGATAGCCTTCGTGCAGCACCGGGAAATACTCGGTGACCGGCTTGTCGCTGAGTCCCCCGTAGTAAGTGCAGGCCAGCATCTCCTTGCCGCTTGCCTTACTGGTATGCCTGCGCCAAGTCCATGAGCGAACATCGAAGTCAGTGCCTTCCAGCCCCATGATGTCATCGTTATGCAGTTGCAGTTTGGCGCGCTCAGGCTCTGGGAACGGATGCTGGCACGCCGGGCAGACCGCCACTGATATGGCGCACAGTTCGCCGCAGTTGTCGCATACCTTGACCGGCGCTTCTCCGTTGCCATCGCCGCCCTTCTTGGGCGGGCGAACAGCGGTGATCGGCCCATGCGTTGCCACCACGCCCGCGAAGTCCAGCACCAGACAATGATCGGTCTTGCTCTTGACCCGCATCCCACGCCCCGCCATCTGAACATACAGTCCAGGCGATAGCGTAGGGCGCAGCATGGCAATCAAGTCGATGTCCGGGTAGTCAAAGCCTGTCGTTAGCACGTTGGCGTTAGTCAGCGCCCGCAGTTTGCCCGCCTTAAAGTCTGTCAGCATCTTCTCGCGTTGCGTTTTTGGCGTCTCGCCGGTCACGCAGTCTGCCGCGATACCATTTGCCCGCAAGACAGCCGCCACACGTTGCGCGTGATCCACGCCCGCGCAGAACACCAGCCACGCCCGACGCTCGCCGGCTAACTCGATGATCTCGCGCACGACCTTGGCATTGTTCTCATCGGTGTCCACCGCTGCCTGCAACTCGCTCTCGATGAACTCCCCGCCACGCTTATGCACGCCAGCCGTGTCTAGCTTTGCCTTGGTTACCTTGGATCGCAGCGTGGACAGATAGCCCTTGTGGATCAGTTCCTCGATGCTCACTGGCTCCAGCAACGCATCGAACAATGCAGGCTTGTCGGTGATCAGCCCATGCCCCAGGCGGTACGGCGTAGCGGTCAACCCGATCACGCGCAGGTTAGGATTGATCTCTTTAAGTTCGTCCAGCAGCGAACGATAGCCACCCTCCTCCTTGTGGCTCACCACATGGCACTCATCAATGATGCAGATGTCGATGTGCCCTAGTTGCCGCGCCTTGCTTCTGACAGACTGGATGCCCGCGAACGTGATCGGCTCGCCTAAGTCCCTGCGTCCGACGCTGGCGGAATAGATGCCCATCGGCGCACCGGGCCAATGCAGGCGCATCTTCTCGGCGTTCTGCTCGATCAATTCTTTGACATGGGTCAGCATCAACACGCGGGTCTCAGGCCAGTTCTGGAGCGCGTCCTTGCATAACGCCGCTACGATGTGGCTCTTGCCGGAACCCGTAGGCAGCACCAGACAAGGATTGCCTTCGTTACCGGCCTCGAACCATGCGTACAACTGGTCGATGGTGCGTTGTTGGTAGTCACGCAGCATTTGGCTTCGCCTTCGTAAACCCCGCCACCTGTTTCTTGGTCAGGCAGGTCTGGCATTTCCAGCGCCAATTTTTGCCGTCGTCGGTTATCACGCGCTTGGTGGCAGGTTCCTTGCGGCAAGTCTGGCAGGTTTTATTTGTCATCGCGGATGCGCTCGACATCCTGCAAAGCCTCACCAACAGCCACCACAGCACGCGCAAGGCAGGTTGTCGCAGCAGAGTAGTCTTTACGCAGCAAAGCAACCTCTGCGTCCTTGTAGGCCCTCAGAATCATCAGCATTGAGTACGAATAGTCTTGGTCAATCATCCAATCCTCCCATCCATCTCAGCCCGCAGGCCGTTAACAAACTCATCATCGTGGTGGCACGCGACAGGATTGGCGACGATCTCGCGGCTGCTAAACACATGCCAGTCGCCCTCGCCGTTCGCCACCTCGCGCTCACCGATCACATAGATCGCCGTCCACTCATCCGGCCCATCCTTGCGCTGCCACGGCACAAGGTCAGGGTGCAGGACATGGCTCTCGCAGCCCTGCCGCTGGAACTCGACCGGGATGTCGTCCGACTCATACCGCTCGCAGCGCCACTGCCCATCCGGCTTCGCAGTGCTATGCGCGCAGGTACGGCAGTTCACATGCTTCGTCAGCTTGGTCTGGTGGCAAAACTCATGCGCGGGGCAAATCTTGCATTCGTACCACGAAGCGTCCGTACTGATTGGCGGCGGCATGCGGTCATCGGTTGCCAGCCGGTGGCCTCTGGCAATGTACTTCTCGGCCACTAGCGCGTCATAACGCACGCGCTCGGTGTACATCCGGTCATCGTTCTTGCAGACGGCGACATACAACGCCCGGTCAATCTTGGTGCCGTGCATGTACATCTGCATCTGAACGTAATGCTCAAACTTCGACCGCTCCACCCCCTCGCGTTCCAGTTTGTCAAAACTCTTTTGACTGTGTGTCTTGAACTCGGCAACGTGCTTCTTGGCCGGAGCCTCGGGCACGCCGGAATGGATGATGCCGTCTAGACTGCCGCCGACATGGCAACCAAAGTCCACCTTCGACTGGTTCTCACTGGTAGCGCGAATGTCGATGCCGATAGCGCGAAGGTCGGACACGATCTGCTGTTCCTCGGCATGACCACGCCTGAACAGCCGCTTGATGCGACCGGGAAACACCGGCTGAACCGCCCACCTGAAAGACAACCACAGCCACCTGTCGCACGGCTTGCCCAGTGCGCTCGCGCCCATGTGGGCACGCGGTTCATCTGGGCGCGCCTCATGGTACTTGTCGATCAGCGCCACTATGTTATTCTTTGCTTCGGGAATCTTCATCTCCCCTTACTCCTGTGGTTGATTTGCCCCGGAGCCCAGCGCGTGCTCCGGGGATTTTTTTGCCCGTTACTTCTTCGCCCACGGCGGCGCAGCTTTCGCAGGGGCGCTAGACGAGGCGCTAGAGGCGGGCGCAGCGGCCTTGAAGGTCGTCGGGCTACCCTCGATAGCCTTGAACCCGCGCACCTCGTTACGCGCCTTGTACTCGCCTTGCGCCTCCTTGATGTCCAGCTTGATCGACAGCCCGCCACCGATCAGTTGGTCGGTGTCGCTGACATTCGCCAGTCCGATGGCGCGCATGATGTCGCCCAACTCCTGCCGACCGATTTTCTCAGCCTTCGGGCTTGCGTTGCGGACGTTGATGTTGCCGAACACCACGCGTCCCTGGTGCGTCGGGCCGGTGATGTCGTATCGCACGGCGATGTACTGCCCGTCGCCCGCCTTCGTCGCCTTCAGTTCAGCGCCGGTGATGTTCGCCGTGTACCAGCCAGCAGGCAGCGGGTCGTAGTTGCCTGCCTCGCTGACCGGGAGGTCTGCCGCGTTGATCGTTTCTCCGAGAAATGCCATGTTGTTACTCCTTGGTGGTGATGGAAAACGATGCCCGTCCGGGCTTCGAGGTGATCGCCGGTGCAAGCACCGATGTAATGCTCGCGTCCGTTGACTTCCAGACGGACACGTTCAGTTCAGGCTTCCACCTGAACAGCGACGACAGGTGATCGGACAGCCCGGCCTCTGCCGCCAACTCTTGCAGTTGATCGGCGTTAACTTTCCGATCAATGCGTCCGATCATTTTGATCGTGTAGCGGTCGCGCTCGACCGTCTCGGTGCCGTCCAGATCATCGGGCAGGCGCACGATCTCTTTGATTCGATCTTCGATAGCGCGACGATCTTCCGTTGCGCTGGCCTCGCGCCGCTTGGCGTCGAGCCAGAGGGCGGCGAACGCGGAGAGTTCGGAGGTCATACCACCCCCCCGATTTTGTTAATGATCGCGCCCAGGTCTGCGGCTTCCCATGTATCCAGCTTGCCGCTACGATCCTTCGCCAACCACGAACCGTCCCCGTCGCACATCAGCGCACGTTGCGTCACGCCGTCTGCGTCGCGCTCGACCCTGAGCGCCAGCACCTCGTCAAAAAAGTAGGGCAGGCTCTGGCCGGTTTTGTTACCCGGCATAGACGGCGCGTACAGAATGCGGGCCATTTCATCCTGTGACTTTTCCAGTTTGGCCGTCATCAAGACATGCCGCCCCGGCAGGTCACGGAATGCGCGGATGATGTCGGCCATCTGCTCTTGCATAGCGCCGTAAGCCTGTCGCGGATCTTTGGTGGCTTTCTTCTCTGCGTTCAGCACCACCTCGGCAATCTCGGAGATGCTATCGAGCGCGACCGACTGATACGCCATACCCTCGGCAGTGTTCAGCCATGCCCAGGCTTCGCGCAAGTCGTCCATGCTGTTGATCTCGATGTACGGAAGATCGGCGTCCTGAATCGACAGCAGGCCACCCTCCGCGCTCAGTACGATGGGCTGCGGCAGGGTCTTGATGAGCGAGGTCTTGCCCGCGCCTGCCTGACCATAAACAAGCATTTTCACGCCCTCGGCGGACAGACTGCCGGTCTTTTTGAGATTAATTGACATTGTGTTTTCCTCTCGTTTAGTCAGCTTGTTTACGAAAATCGTTCGGCGCACCCAACGTAAGACGGTCACTCATCTCAGCGCTCGCCTCGCGCATGGTCCGCCGGATGTCGGTCGCTTTCGCGCATGTCGGTTGCCAGTTGCAGTCTTGGTCAAGAATGTACTTGCCGCGCGAGCGGAGGTACGCGATAGCAGCGGATCGCTTGGCGGTCAGGCTTGTGCCCAGGCGGTCGCCGGGGGTGCAGTAGTCGATCATTTTGTTGCGTCCTTTTCGAGAGATTCGGCATAACGTCCAATGCTGTAGCCGATCTGATGCGCCTTCATCAACGCATCGGCCAGCTTTTCGGCGTTCGGCTCCCACAGCGCCAGTAACTCTGCCTGTTCGCGGTAGCGAGCCTGCATGTCTGGCGATAGTGGCTTGAGTGGCGGTAGGGTCATGATTGCTCTCCGGTGGCTTTTGTATATGACCAGTAGTAATCATTGCTGCCCCACGTGTCGTTTGCGATGCGTTCGCACTCAACGTTATCTGCGCCGTTGATCGTGTCGACTCGTTCGCCGGTCTCGTTGCTGTAAATGTAAATAATGACGATCACGATTGCTCTCCGGTGGCTTCGGCGTAGGCGGCTCGCGCCGCGTTCAGGATCGGCGCGATCGGCGCGTAGGTGTCCCACCCGGCTGCTTCGGCTGCGATGATTAACTCACGCAGAGACGCCGCCATCTTCGGCGCGGCAGCGATCAGGCGAGCGTTGAGTTCCGCAACCGGCTCGATGCGGTCCGTTGACGCGCCCGGAAATGCCGTGCAGATGATGGCCCCGCCAGCGCGCACGGTAAATCCGTTTCCGCCCAGCGTGGATGGCGATTTATCGACAAACCACGGCCCCGGCGTATGCTTGTGCGCGCTCATATCGCACGCTCCGCAGCAGCCCGGGCAATCGGTTCCAGGTGGCTGTTCACCGCCGAGTCGAACGCTTTGGTAAACGCGTCCATATCACGATCCTCGTGCAACTTACGCACGGCGGCCAGGATCAGGTCGGCATTCTGGCTGATTGCTTCCTCGATGCTTGAATCGTCGGCGTACATCATGGCTAGATACTCGCCGGTCAGTTTGTCCAGCCGTTCGCCCCAGGCGCAATCGGCTTCATAGTTGAAAATCATGCTGTTACCTCCTGTTGTGCGCGTTCGGCTCATCCGGTAGCGCAAGGTTCTAGAGTACTGCGTTAGATTCTGGCGTGTCAAGCGCGCCGCACGTTAATGATGTCGCGCGCTGGGTTGCCCAATGCGCTCGCAGCCGCCTCAATAACATCCTCACCATCGGCAACGGCGAACGGTACAGCGTCGTCCTCTGCGTCGTCGATCCATGCTGCCCATACAGTACGGGTTTCGATAGCCAGCGCCTCGCGGATGCTCGGAGCGCACGACGCGATTTCGCTTTCGATTTCGCGCAATTCGTGCGCGTAGCCGCCAGCCTCCGCGTGTTGGTTGATGTAGTCGGCTGCCGCGCGAGCGTCAGGGCTGTTGTGGGTTGCGTAGACTGTATATGTCAGCATGCTCTAGCCTCCAGGTAATGGGATCCTTTCTCCCGTATAGCGCACGCCAGGGTGAGGATGGTTTGCAGGGTCATGACGTAGCCTTTCCGGATTTGTTCGCGCAATCGATGCAATAGAATGCCCGGAACGCAGGGCCATCGATATCCGCCAGCCCGTTATTGCTAGCCGTGCGATTGCCGCATGCATTGCATGCAAAGTAGAAGATAGGATTAGTCGGATTGATCGGTCGGAATTGCATGTTCTAGCCTCCAGATATGGGATCCATTCTCCCGTAATGCCGACAGGTGACTATCGGCATTGCGTGAAATGCGGCTTAGTCAATGCGCGCCGTCTGCGCCTCGATACCGTCCAGAAACGCGTGCATCCGGTTCGCTAAATCACGCGCCGGAACGTGACCGCAGCGGAACACGTCCGAAACGCCACCGTCTTCATTCGCCATGCGGTGAAGGCAAAAGCCACCGTATTGTCGGGACAGGTGATAGCAGCCCATCTGCCTACGATAGCGCCCGTCTTCGCCCTTGATGTAAGGATGGGATGGGGAACCCATAGCACGATTGATGCGGCCAATAACGGCGGTCAGGTAGGCTAAAGTAATGCGTTGTGACATGCTTTCTTACTCCAAATTTAGGCGCGGTTCGCGGTATGCGGGTTGCGCTGGTTTTTTGATGCTACTACTACTGCCAGGAAAGGGTCAAGCGTTATTTAATCCGCAGAATGTGTCTAGCCTCCGCGACGAAACGCTTCGGGACGCGCGCCGTCTTGCGGAACGAGGCATCTTCAAAATATTCCGGCAGGCTGCCGGCGTCATCGAGGTATGCCCACGATCTGCCGTCGTCGTCGTCGCGCACAAGCACTACACGGTACGCGCTGCCCTCCGGCGGCTCTGTCTTCGACCGGGCCAGCACGGCGGCGAAAGTGTCGTCGTGCCAGTGATCGACAACGTCTTCGACCTCGTCGGCGGTGACTTCTTCGCAGTCCCATTCGTAAATGACGGTCATCTCATTCCTCCGGGCGGGCGGCGGCTTGGGTGACGGTGATCATTGCGGCTCATACCCTTCGGCCGTCAAGACTGCGGCCCATTCTTCAACGCTGCGTGACGGCTGCACCATGCCGTCTTGTAGTGAGATAGACACATATTGCCGGTCGAGGCGATCTGCCAAATAGCCGACCATGTGCACTTCCTCGATGCCTTTGCGCGTGTACCGCGTTCCGGCCTTAATGTCTTTCGCTTCCCATTGGTAGCGCATGATCCCCTCACACGTAATTGTTGCGGACCAAAAACGAGATCAGATCAACCTTGCATCGGCTTTGCCGATACTTTCCGCCGACTGGGAAAACGTAGTAAGCACCGCTTGCCAGTTCCCCGATCATGCTCTCCGCCTTGGCTTCCTTGGCGTCGATGCGCGCGTGGAGGCGATCTCCCGACTTGATGCGGCGGACTTCGCGGGCGTCTAGTTGTGCTTCGGTCATCTCGTTCCCCTGTGATAGTGGGCACCCGTAGGTGCCCGGTAGGTGTCAGATGGTTACTTGCGGAAGATGTCGAACGTCGCAAATTCCTCAGGGCAGGCCTGGCAATCCTGCCGAACTTGCTCCGCCCAGCGGCGAAGCTGCTTGCGGGAGAGCAACCCCGCACGAACTTTCCACTCGTTGAGCAACCGCACTCGACGTGCGGCGCGTCCTGCTAACGTCACATTCGCTGCCATTGTCATCTCCAGGTATCGGCGCATTCGGAGGATTCCGGTCGCGCCATGGATGAGATAGTATGAGCTACCGCACGGCATGTCAAGCATTTTCTAACATTTTTTCTAACTGTTACATATTGTCAGGTATCTGACAGGAATGACCGCCATCGAGGCTAATATGGCATCCTTACAAACCTTACAACCTGTGGATAAGTGGTCACCCTAAGTACCCTAAATGTACCCTAAGGGTTACCCCAGGGTGAGGGTACAAGTCACCCTCAACCTCACCCTCAACCTCACCCTCCCAAGGCGTAAGCCTTGGGGGTGAGTAGGGTGAGTTGGGCGTGTAGCGAACATGAGTAACAACTGATTAAAAAATAGGCAATGGTCAAAAAGAAGCGGCGCGGAAAACCTGATGTCGTCCACTTCTACCGGCGAGTGACAGACGACGAACGTGCCGTCTTACTGGCGGCAGGTGACGGCGACCCGGTGCAGGGATGGCACAACATGCTTGACCTTGTGCGCCTGTTCTATGGCGCTGGATGGCGGCCAGGAATGCCGGTCAACTCGATCAGACTAGATTTACGGACGGCAGGTGCCAGGAAATAGCACGCGCCGTCTCTCGCCATCCTCGCCTTGCCCTCCCTCCCTTCGCCCAAGCCACGATCTCCGCCCCGGTGAGGCTACCCTACCCGGAAGGCGCAGAACGCCTCCTACGCGTTCCTGGAGCGTTTTGGAGGCATGTCGAATTCTTGACACTTTGCCGTCTAAATTGTCAGGATCGTAAGCATTGTCAGACTTGTCAGACTTGTCAGGATCGTCAGAATGCGGCAATGCAACGCCTATGCGGCAGCGCGACATAGGGGGGGGTGGGCCTGGCTTGCGTGACAAAAATGCTGGACCCCCCTCCCCACCAAAAAAGCCAATTTGACTTTTCTTGGCTTCAAGTCCAAATTCTGGAGGAAAGTACGATTCGGACATACGGACACTCCCCCTGTCTAAAGACAGTGGGGATGTCTGTCCGCCTCTGTGAGTCAGCCCTCTAGGGAAGGACATGCCGGACATTAGATTTGTTTTGGTGCATGTCCGGGGGGTGTCCGGACATGTTTGTCAAAGGACAATCTTTCATATGAAAGAAATCGACCAAATTCTTTCAGGTAGACTTTGGACATGAAAACACCCAAACCAGCCACCTCGATGAAAAAACTCGCCGACAAGCCTGGCGAGGTCTATCTGCCCAAGTCTGACAACCAGAAGATCATGGAGTTGAAGCGACTCCTCATTGATGGAGCGGGTCAGAACGTGGTGGGGAAGGCTTTGCAGATTGCGATGAACGATGATCACCCGGCGCAGGCGGCTATGATCAAGTTGTGTATGGATCGTATGTTGCCGGTGAGTTTGTTTGAGAAGGGGGCAGCGGCTCGGTCAGCGGTAACGATCTCGATCACAGGCATTGGTGACACCGTTAGCATCAATGGGGATACGCTGGACCTAGCGCCTGAGCCTGTGATGAAGACCATTAACGGCGAGCACTCACTAACAATTGATGGCGAGTCGCACGCAATCAATGGCGCGGCGCACAACTAATGGCCGACCTGAACTTCCAACTTCTAGACTGGCAGAAAGAGGTCTATCTCAGTCCCACGCGGTTCAAGGTGGTAGCGGCGGGGCGAAGGTGTGGAAAGTCGCGGTTGTGCGCGATCATGCTCATTGTGGAGGCGCTGAAGTGCCCGCCGGGGTCGGCGGTGCTGTATGTAAGTCCAACGATGGGGCAATCGCGGCAGATCATCTGGGATTCGTTGTTGGAGCTTGGGAGGGAGGTGATCCAGTCTAGCCATGTGAACAACCTTGATATCACGATGGTCAATGGTGCGCGGATCTATGTCCGGGGTGCGGACAGGCCGGATACGTTGCGGGGGGTTAGTTTGACCTTTGCGGTGCTGGATGAGACGGCGGACATCAAGGCTGGCGTGTGGGAGCAGGTGATTCGGGCGTCCTTGTCGGACAAGAAGGGCCGGGCGCTGTTTCTGGGGACGCCGAAGGGGCGGAACTGGTTCTACGACTTGTGGAAGCTGGGCCAGGATGAGGCGGACGCGGACTGGAAGTCGTGGCACTTCACCACGGCGGACAATCCGATGATCGACCCGGACGAGATTGCCAGCGCGAAGAAGACGATGTCTACCTTTGCGTTCAAGCAGGAGTACATGGCGAGCTTCAACAATGCGGGGAGCGACATCTTCCGCGAGGAGTGGCTCAAGTACGGGCCGGAGCCGAAGGACGGCAGTTGGTATGTGACGGTCGATCTGGCGGGCTTTGAGGAAGTGGCAAAGCAAGCGGCGCACGCCAAGAAGCGGCTGGACGAATCGGCCATTGCGATTGTGAAGGTGACCGACGATGGAACGTGGTGGGTCAAGGAAATCAAGCACGGGCGGTGGGATATCAAGGAAACCGCTGGTAAACTACTGGCTACGATTCGCGACTATAGACCGGCGAGTATTGGGATTGAGAAGGGTGCGCTCAAGAATGCGGTGCTGCCGTACTTGAGCGATTTGATGCGTAGCAACAACATCTACTGCCACATTGTTGATCTGACGCATGGGAACAGGAAGAAGGCGGATCGGATTATTTGGGGTTTGCAGGGTCGGTTCGAGCATGGGAAGATTGTGCTGAATGAGGACGAGGACTTTGACGACTTCACGGATCAGTTGTTGATGTTTCCGGCGCAGGGGGTGCATGATGATTTGCCGGATGCGCTGAGTTACATGGATCAGTTGGCGGTGACCAGTTACTTCGTTGAGGATTTGACCGAGGAATGGGAACCGATTGACATTGTGGCGGGGGTTTGATGGACCAATTTGAGGAAGAGTCGCAGGAGTCTCAAGACGACAAGGCGCTGGTGGCTTTTGTCATGGATCACTGTGATCGTTGGCGCGACTACCGCGACACAAACTTCCTTGAGAAGTGGGAAGAGTACGAGCGTATCTTTCGGGGTGAGTGGGCGTCAGAGGACAAGACGCGGGAGTCTGAGCGCAGCCGGATTGTGACGCCAGCCACGCAGCAGGCCATTGAGACGCGCCATGCCGAGATCATGGAAGCGATCTTTGGGCAAGGTGAGTTCTTTGATATCCAGGACGATATCAAGGATGTGAATGGGAATCCGCTGGACGTTGAGGCCATCAAGGTTCAACTCATGGAGGATTTCAAGGTTGACAAGATTCGCAAGTCGATTGACCAGATTGAGTTGATGGCCGAGATCTACGGCTCTGGCATTGGCGAGATCGTGGTCACGACTGAGAAGATCTTTGAGCCTGCCACGCGCCCGATTCCCGGCGAGGTTGGTACGGCTGCAACGGGTGTGGTCGAGAAAGATCGGGTAGCGGTCAAGATCGTTCCGGTGAACCCGAAGAACTTCTTGTTTGACCCCAATGGCACCAGCGTTGAGGATTGCATGGGTGTTGGGGTTGAGAAGTACGTTGCGACCCACAAGATCATCCGCAATCAGGAAGCGGGTGTGTATCGTAAGGTTGCTGTGGGTTCGGCGTATGAGGATGACCGGCTGGAGCCTACGCAAGAGATCACGCAGTATCAGGACGACAAGGTACTGCTGTTGACGTACTACGGGCTGGTTCCGCGCAAGTTGCTTAAACAGATAGGTGACAACAAGGATGTAGTTGAGCTGTTTGAGTCGGACAGCGACTACGAGCGCGAGGAATACTCGGACATGGTTGAGGCGATTGTGGTGATCGCCAACAACGGTGTGCTGCTCAAGGCGGAAGAAAGCCCGTACATGATGAAAGATCGTCCGGTGATGCTCTACCAGGACGATACGGTTCCGAATCGGCTGTTGGGGCGCGGTACGGCTGAAAAAGCCTACAACATGCAGAAGGCAATTGACGCGCAGATTCGCAGCCATTTGGACAGCCTGGCGCTGACCACCTCGCCCATGATGGCGATGGACGCTACCCGCTTGCCGCGTGGGGTTAAGTTTGAGATCAAGCCGGGTAAGGCTGTGCTGACCAATGGCCCGCCCGCTGATATTCTGTTCCCGTTCAAGTTTGGCAACACTGACCCGACGAATCTGACGACGGCGCAGAACTTTGAGCGGATGCTGCTGCAAGCCACCGGCACGTTGGACAGTCAGGGCATGGTGACCCAATCCAACCGCGACGGGCAGGGT